ATGAAGATTTGAAGTTATTATGCGAATCAACAGTTTCATTTTTAAAAAGAAAAGATAAAGTATAATGATTATTAAACAAGACATTAGACCAAATAAAATGATATGGGTTACCTTTCGTAAGGAAGGTATTCACAAATATCCAGCAGCATTAACTGATCCTAACCTAGCAACAGGAGACAAATATGATGTATCGTTTCTCGGCCATCCTCATCGTCACATTTTTCATTTCCGTGTGTGGATTGGCGTTCACCACAATGACAGAGACATCGAGTTCATCCAATTTAAAAGATGGCTTGAAGAACTGTATAATGGCGACCAAGCTGTACTGCAATTAGATTATAAAAGTTGCGAAATGATGTCAGATGACTTATATGACATAATTTCAAAAAAGTATCCAAATAGAGAAGTTTGGATTGAAGTCTCCGAAGATGGAGAAAATGGTAGTTTTATCAAATATTAATTTAAATCAATTTACAAGGAAAAACAAATGGCTCGTAACTATAAAGGCTATGCATACTTCGATAATAACCCGCAGATCGTAAAGATCTTTGACGACTTAGAAGCTTTGCACGACTTTTGTCGTTTTGAACTACTGCCGTTTAACGAGGCAGATCTTTATAACAAAAATAGCGAAGTGTGGAATAAATTCACCTATGCTAATAAACAGTACAAAGGTCGTAATAACGGTTATCGTAAACAAAGAGAACGTCAATGACAGTCTACATTATAGATTTGGAGGCAGTGGAAACACGCTACACTAGCCAGTGGAAAACTACTCTACCTAATGCAATAAGAAAGGTAAACAAAAATGTTGAAGTTATATCTGGCCCTGAGGATATTCCTAGTGCCACTACTCCTGGTGCCTTCCTTAATTTTGGTGGCACTAATATCTATAAGTCACGCCAAACTGAAGAAATTAGTAGATTGTTTACTTCCGGCAAAGTAAAAGCCTACGACCATTTTTTGTTTACAGATGCGTGGCATCCAGGTATCATAAACTTAAAGTATATGAGTGAATTATTAAGTATACCTATCAAGATTCACGCACTGTGGCATGCCGGTAGTTATGATCCTCAAGATTTCTTAGGTCGGTTAATTGGCGATAAGCCTTGGGTGCGACACGCTGAAAAGGCATTTTTCAATGCTATCGATTATAATTATTTTGCCACAAGTTTTCATATAGAAATGTTTGTACGTAATCTGTTAAATGATTATCCTTCGGAAAATCCTTGGTTACAGGACGATCTTAATGAAGCATTAAACGGTCAATGGCCTAATATTGTACGCACAGGTTATCCAATGGAATATTTTCAAGATACTTTTGCACAATATCAAGGAATGAAAAAGAGAGACTTGATTCTTTTTCCGCACCGCATAGCACCAGAAAAACAAGTAAACATTTTTAGAGATTTAAAAGAATTATTGCCTCAATATGAATTCGTTGTTTGTCAGGATCAACAACTGACAAAAAATGAATATCATAACTTGTTAGCTGAGGCAAAAATTGTATTCAGTGCTAACTTACAAGAAACTTTAGGAATCAGCTGTTACGAAGGTTGTGTATTAAATGCTATCCCTATGGTTCCAGACAGACTCTCATACAGAGAAATGTATTTTGACACATTTAAGTATCCCAGCAACTGGACTGATACGTGGGACCATTATATGGACCATAGGCAGATGTTAGTGAAAACAATTATAGATCATATGGAATTTTACGAAACACGACTGCCAATATTGCACAAACAAACGGAGGCACTACGTGAACAATTCTTTACAGGAACAAACCTTTACAATAACCTTAGATGATACATCTGATAGCGAAACAAGCAATACAGTAACCCTGTCAGGTTGGGATAGTATGTCTATTCCAGCCTTGACTACTTCGGATGTCATAACTTTAACTGGAGGTGCTACTTATAGCTATACGTCTCCTGTTACTATTAGTCAAACAGAAACTATAGATTTAACTGGTTTACAAAGTTTTAATACCTTTACAAATTGGTTCAAAGATGAATTTGAAGGACGTTTTCCAGATTATGACAGAGTTATGGAAATGTGTAAAGAATATCCAGGCTTAGAAATTGCTTATCGTAAATTTAAAGAAGTTTACACAATGGTTAAGGAGGATTACGATGGCAAACAGCGTGAACGTAGGAACAACTCATAATTCCATAACCTATACCATTCCAAACACTTCTTCTACTCAAATTCATGTCGGAGGATACGGTGGAAGTGGTAGCAGCGGTTATGCATATTCGAACACTACTAGTAATTCTACTACCCTTGTCAATTCGAGCGGAAAAACTGTTATGCAAATTCCCGCAGGCGAGGAAGCGATTGTGCAAATTACTGGTAAAATTAAATGGAATGGTGAAGATCTACAGGAAAGAATAGAACGAATAGAAAGTATGTTGCATATCCCTACAAGAGATACTATAATGGAAGAGAAATATAAAAAGCTTAAAAAACTTTGGAACGAATATCAGACTGCACTCGAAGAATATAAAACTTGGGAAAGACTAAAGGACTCAAAATGATAGAAAATCTTATTACAGATAAAGCAGATTGGAAACTAAGACTCAAAGTTAACGACTGCAATTACCCTAAAAATGTAAAACATCTTATGTTTACTGGAGAACAGTATAACGATAAAGGTGAATTAACCAATTCAAGCACTTACGACTTCTTTCTTAATCAAGAAGAAATAGCTAAACTTTGGATGACTTTAGCCAACGGTGTAAAATGAAAAAAGTATATTACAGTTGGAACGATATTCAGGGTGCTACTTATGATATAGCACGCCAAATCTATAAAGACAATTGGCGTCCTGATTATATTATAGGAATTACTCGTGGCGGTCTAATTCCTGCTACCCTACTAAGTCAATATTTAGAAGTACCCTGCGAAACACTTAAGGTAAGCTTACGTGACGGTGGAGAGTGTGAGAGTAATCTTTGGATGGCAGAGGATGCATTCGGTTATGTTCCTATGGATGAACGAGGAACTGTACACTTTGAAATCACTGGATTACCTGTGAGAGAAGATAGCAGTCATCCAGAACGTAAAAAGAATATTTTAATTATAGACGATATTAATGATACCGGTGCTACTCTTGCTTGGATTAAGAAAGATTGGCAATCAGGATGTTTACCTAATAGCTATGCTTGGGGGAATATTTGGCACAATAATGTACGTTTTGCTACCATTGTTAATAATATGAGTAGTAAGGAAACAGTAGATTATTCATCCTTTGAAATAAACAAAGCAGAAGAAGATTGCTGGATTGTTTTTCCTTGGGAAGAATTTTGGCGTGGATGAAAATATTATGTTAACTGCTATTGAAAGGGCTTTAAACGATGGGATTGCTCCTTGGAAAGAAATTGAATACAGAACCAAAGACTTCTGGGTATTTAAAGATGGATTCCCAGTCACAGAAGGACATTTGTTATTTGTGCCGACCAAAGAAACCTGGGACTCACTTGCTGCCTGTTACAAAGCAGCATACGATTTCGGCTACGAAGGCATAAGAACAGAACGTTGGGATGCATTTAATGTAGGGCAGAATGTAGGCGAAGCTGCCGGACAAACTGTAATGTATCCTCATGTTCATATGATACCACGAAGAATTGGAGATATGGATGACCCAAGAGGCGGAGTTAGACACGTTATTCCCGAAAAAGGAAACTACAGAAAAAACCCATAATGTATGGGTTCAATGGGAACATGAAAATATGCCATGGAATGAAATTTGTGCCATGGTGGTAGGAGTGTTCGGATTACCAGGACATCGTTATATCTATACTCCGACTATGGATTATATGGTGTTTGAATTTAAGTCTGAAAAAGATAGACAATTGTGCGAAATTCTATTAAGTGAGTATATCACAAGATGAATTACGAAAAAATTGGCATTGTTGGTCACGGTTATGTAGGCGAGGCTATAGCTCAATCAATAATGCCTCCACTTGAATCAGTAATTATAGATTCTGTCAAAGGATTTAATGCCACATATGACGAAGTAAAGAAAGATTGTTCTGCTATTTTTATTTGTGTTCCAAGTCCTCAAGATGCTAACGGCGACTGTGATACTAGTATTATAGAGGAAGTATTAAACAATCTACAAGGATATACAGGCACTATTATAAGTAAAGTCACTGCACCTCCTAAATTTTATGAAGTACAGTCAAAAAAGTTTCCTAATTTAGTATATATTCCAGAATTTTTAAGAGCACAAAGTCATATAACCGACTTTGTAGGTACTAAATTTCTCATTGTTGGCGGAACTGTCAGTGCTTATCAAAGAGATGCTGTAAGAATTTGTAAAATATTACAACCATCAGTTACAAATATTGAATATTGCGACATTGGTCAAGCAGCATTTGTCAAATATAGCATTAATTCATTCCTAGCTCTTAAAGTTGTTTTTATGAATGAACTACATCAACTAGCAGTTACTCATAATTACGATTGGAAACATCTTGCCTATTTAATAAAAATGGATGAACGAGTAGGTCATAGTCATATACAAGTTCCTGGTCCAGATGGACATTACGGTTTCGGAGGCGGCTGTTTTCCAAAAGATACAAATGCACTATTAAAATATGCCGAAGAACTAGGTGTAAACCTAAATACATTGGATACCGCCGTAAAGAAAAATACTTTACTAAGGTTGACTAAACCTAAATAATATATTAAAATAGCAATAAAGGAACAACTATGATGTATAACAAAATAACAGGATTAGATGCAATGGCAGGCGATGGCGGATACAAAGAAACACATCTAGCAAATGCTATTCGTGCTCGTATGAAACGTGATAATAAACGTTTTTGGGCTGGAGATAACATTAGTGAGTATCTTCACGACAGTGACAAAGAACATTTAATTAACGAAGCAACAGAAGCATTTGAAAAAGTATTAGATGCTTTATTAATTGATAGAGAAAACGATCCTAATAGTAAGGGTACAGCAAGACGTCTTGCTAAAATGTATTATAACGAAATAATGGCAGGTAGATATGATCCAAGACCCGATGCAACAAGTTTTCCGAATGACTCGGAGGAACGTTATGAAGGTATGTTGGTTGTGCGTAGCGAGCTTCGTAGTATGTGTAGTCATCATCATCAGCCCGTTAATGGTGTTGCCTATATTGGTATTATTGCGGCTTCCAAGCTCATTGGACTTAGCAAGTACACCCGTATCGCACAGTGGTGTGCAAGACGTGGTACTCTCCAGGAGGAACTTGCTAATGACATTGCTAGGGAAATCGAACTTGCCACAGGAGCCAAAGACGTAGGTGTTTATGTACAGGCTACACACGGCTGCTGTGAGAATAGAGGCATCATGGCACATAGCAGCTTAACACAAACTACAGTATTAAAAGGTGCCTTTAAAGACGATATGGGAACAAAGAAAGAATTCTTTGATAACATTAAATTGCAACAAGACTTTGCACCACGATAACTAAGGAGAAATAAAATGAATGTTAGCGACAAATTAACTAAAGTTTCTGATAGTTTTACTATCAATATGTATGACAACGGATTTATGGTTGAAGTTTCTGGCCGAGACGAAGAAGGGGAATGGAAAACTGCAAAAGTACTATGTCAAGATTTAGATCAAGTTATTGCCATAGTTACAGAAGTTTCTATTATGGAAAGAGACTAAAATGAGCAAGGGTGTAGACGATGTTATCTTTAGAATGAAAAATCTTAAAGAATTTAAAATTAAAAGAACAATGGATGAAAATTTTGTTCTGAACGGTAAGATGCCTTATGATGTAAAACTTGACAAGAATAATGTATTAACTGTAACATTAATGGCCGTAGATAAGGAAGAAGCAGAACGTCGCGTCAGCGAATTTATTTCAGGAATGAATGATGATTAAAAAATGGTTTAAGAAAAAATTCACAGAGTGGTGTAAAGAAGCTTGGTATTCTGAACAAGAAAAAGAAAAACATGTTCTTGTAGGAATGGGTCAAACCATAGAAGCACGTTCAATACATAGCGATCCTGTTTTAAATTTTACAATTTATAATGCTATTGGCGGTAAAATTGTAGAGTTTAGATATCACGATAGAAAATCTGATCGAAGTCATACTCAAATGTATATTATTGGTAAGGACGATGACTTTGGAGAAAGAATAGCAAAAATTGCTACATTAGAGGTTATTAAACAATGAGTAAAATAAAAATAGCTGAACTATTTTATAGTATACAAGGAGAAGGACGCTTCATGGGTGTTCCTTCTATTTTCTTACGCACATTTGGTTGCAATTTTACCTGTGCTGGATTTGGCATGCCTCGTGGCGAACGCAGTACTGCTAATGACGACGTTGCCGAAGTAGTTCATATGTATAACAAATATGAAGAACTACCAATAGTCGAAACAGGCTGCGACAGTTATGCTAGTTGGGATCCTAGATTTAAGGATCTTAGTCCAGTTCTTACAGTAGATGCTATTGCAGACAGGATTACAGAACTGCTACCTGATAACAAATGGAGAGATGTGCATCTAGTTATAACTGGAGGCGAACCGTTATTAGGTTGGCAACGTAGTTATCCAGACTTACTTAGTCACGATAAACTTAAAAAACTAAAAGATATTACGTTCGAAACTAACGGCACTCAAGAAATAAGTAAAGATTTTCGTCTTTATCTTTATAAATGGGCTCATAAACATGGATATCATAACTTAACATTTAGTGTTAGTCCTAAACTAAGTGTTAGTGGTGAAAAGCGTGAGGATGCTATTCGTCCAGATATAGTTCGAGATTACGAAGACTTAGGACATACATATCTTAAATTTGTTGTAGCAACTAAAGACGATGTCGACGAAGCATTAGAAGTTATAGACTTGTACAAAAAAGAAGGATTTTCTGGACATGTATATTTGATGCCTGTAGGTGGTGTCGAATCTGTTTATGCTCTAAATAACAGAACTGTTGCAGAGCTTGCAATGAAACATGGATTAAGATACAGTGACAGATTACAAGTTCCGCTATTTAAAAATGCGTGGGGAACCTAATGAAAGATTTTATTAAAAAAATAACAGGTATCAAAAAATTAGAAGAAGAAAAAGCAGCAGCCGAAAAAGAACGAGAAGAAGCACTTGCTCGTGTTGCTGAAGCCAAAGCCCAAGAAGAAGAAGCCAAACGTCAAGAAGAATTGTCTAAAATGACGCCAAAAGAACGTGCTACTGCTAGACAGGAGCCTTGGGTAAGTGTGTTAGACACTCATGTAAACAAAGATAATATTCGAAATGGCTTTTTTGAGCTTGACTGGAACGAATACTTTATTGTACAATTACGACAAGCTGGATATGGATTCGATGGCGATCCAGAAGAAGAAATTGTAGATCGTTGGTTCCGTGATATTGTCCGAAATATGTTAGCCGAAGAAGGCATGGATACAACACGAGGAGCTGGTTATATTAACGTAATTCCAATTGAGAAAGGCCGTTCAGAAGTCTCATGACATATATTCTAGTAGATACTGCTAATACTTTTTTTCGTGCTAGACACGTGATACGCGGAGATGCTGATATCAAACTTGGTATGGCTCTCCATATTACGTTTAACAGTATTAAAAAAGCTTGGCAAGATTTTAACGGCAGTCATGTAGTATTCTGCCTCGAAGGTCGCAGCTGGCGTAAGGATTTTTATGCTCCTTACAAAGCTAATCGAGCCGAAACTCGTGCTGCTATGACTGCCAAGGAGCAAGAAGAAGATCAGCTATTCTGGGAAACATTTGATAAATTTAAAGAATTTATTACAGAAAAAACTAATTGTACTGTACTACAAAACTCTCAATTAGAAGCAGACGATCTAATTGCAGGATTCATTCATAATCATCCCAATGACGATCATGTTATTATTAGTACAGATAGTGATTTTCATCAATTAATTGCTCCCAATGTCAAACAGTATAATGGTGTAGCAGACACATTGACCACGCACGAAGGAATTTTCGATAAAAAAGGCAACAGAATTATCGATAAAAAAACTAAACAAGAAGTAGCTGCACCTGATCCAGAATGGATTCTTTTTGAGAAGTGTATGCGAGGTGATTCATCTGATAACGTGTTCTCGGCATTTCCTGGTGTACGTACTAAAGGTACAAAGAATAAAGTAGGTCTTACAGAAGCGTTTCAAGATCGTTCTAACAAAGGATATGCTTGGAACAATCTCATGCTTCAACGTTGGGTTGATCATGAGGGTGTCGAACATCGAGTGTTAGACGACTATGAACGTAATCGTCGATTGATCGACTTAAAGTATCAACCAGATAATATAACAACACTAATTAATGAAACTATTCATTCACAAACAATTAATCCAAAAAATATCAGTCAAGTTGGCATACGACTTTTAAAATTTTGTCAACTATATGATATGAAAAAAATAATGGATAATATTCAACAATACGCAGAACCTTTTCAAGCAAAATACACAAATGAAATGCCGATACGAACAGACTTGCTCACACAAGTATAAAAACTGTACAGAGGATTATATGAACATTAAAGCTAAACCTATTGTCGAAGGAAAATTTTGGATTGTAGAAGAAGACGGCGAACGTATAGGAATTTTACATAAAAAAGAAAATAATAAATTTATGTTAAGTACTAAAGGATCCGAAAAGTACTTTAACAAGAAGGACGAATTAACAAAACTATTTGGCAAAGACTTTTGGGAAACAAAAGTTAAATCTACGATAAGTAATAAAGACACAAGAGAAATCTATGGATATCCTACAAGTACATATCCTTACAACCCGTTATTCAATGTACAAAAGAAGTTGCCTTTATTTACTAAGTCAGAAAGCAGTAAAAGTTTATACTGTGCAGGATATTACACAATTAAATTTGAAAAAGGGTGGGTAAAAAGTTTTTGTCCAAAATTGATTACGATCGAACGCTACGAAAGCACAGGTCCTTATAAAACAGAATTAGAAATGAAACAAGCACTGAGCAATGTCAAATCCAATTAATACTTATCCAATCCAACAATTTATTCAGCAGGTACGTGCTGCTGAGTTGTCACAACAAAAAGAAATTAAATTAGATATTAAAAGTGCTAAAATGTTAGCATATTGTTTGGCCGAAATAAATTCTAAATTATTAGAAGATTACGACTCTCTTTTACAAAAAGTTTTACAAAATACCGGGCAAAACATTAGTGTTCAAATGGACGGGGGCGGATTTAAGTAAAATCTTGATAAATATATACGTATATTTGGAGACGTATATATGAGCCGTCCGAAGCCGAAAGTATTATTAGAGTACATTAACAAAAAAAATTATAAAAGTGAACAAGTATTAGAAGCGGATGCCATTTGGGCTGTTTTCTATAAAGGTGAGCCATTTAACTTAAAAAGTTCAAATAGTCTTACTAGTTACCCTGGACCGAAATATAAAAAAGTTAGTTTCAGCAATCCTGGTCACGCACATAATCTTGCTAAAAAATTAAATCAAATGTTTAATACAGATGAATTTCAAGTTGTGAAATTAACATCTGGCGAAATAATTAAATGATTAGTAAAGAAACATTCACTAAAATTTTTTTACAACAAAAAGAAAAAAGCATAGATGCTGCTAATGTAAAATTACATTTACACAAATGGTGGCAAAGTCATAGAAGCAAAGATTCCGGTGGTTTGAGATTAACCGAAGAAGGATTTAACTTTTTAACAACAGAGTTGGAACTGAAATGTTACGAGGTTCCATTTACTGAACCAATTGATTTAAGCCCGCAAGTAATAATATTTTTTGACAGAAATATGGACTGCCCATATTTTCTTACTAATTCAGCAATAACTGTATTCTCTGAAAAGAAAAGTTTTGAACTTTATATGTTTTCAGACGATATACGCAAATATGGATTGATAAAAGCTATGAATCGCCAAAATCAATCTAACCAAAATGATGACGACAATCAACAAAGTGTTTGACAGTGTAAAAGATTTATCGTATAATTAGAACACTTAAACAAGTACCAGAACAAATTTTTTTCAACTTAACGAAAGGTTAATAAATGAGCGAAATTATCTCGCGACAAGTAGGTCCTAAGGCTGCTAAGAAATCTCTGCGTCGTGCTTTTAAAGCCAATCGTCCTTTGTTTATTTGGGGTCCTCCAGGTATTGGTAAATCCGATATCGTTAAACAGTTAGGCGAAGAACTTAATGCTCACGTAATTGATATCCGCTTGAGCTTGTGGGAACCTACTGACATTAAAGGTATTCCATATTTTGATAGTGATAGTGGCAAAATGGCTTGGGCACCTCCTATTGAACTTCCTGATGCTGCTTTAGCGTCTCAACATAAAAATATTATTCTATTCATGGATGAAATGAATAGTGCAGCTCCTGCTGTTCAGGCTGCGGCTTATCAGCTGGTTCTTAATCGTCGTGTAGGCACTTACCGACTGCCAGACAATGTTCATATTGTTGCTGCGGGTAACCGTGAAAGCGACAAGGGTGTTACTTATCGTATGCCTGCTCCGTTGGCAAATCGTTTTGTACACTTGGAGATGCGTGTCGACTGGGATGACTACTTTGCATGGGCTACTGACAATCGTATTCATAAAGACGTTCTTGGTTTCCTTTCTTTTAGTAAGAAAGATTTATACGACTTTGATCCTAAGAGCGGTAGTCGTGCTTTTGCTACTCCTCGTAGCTGGGCATTCGTTAGCGAACTGTTGTTTGACGACGACGAAGATGAGAACACACTAACTGACCTTGTTTCAGGTGCTGTTGGCGAAGGTCTGGCAGTTAAGTTTATGGCACATCGAAAAGTTGCTAGTAAGATGCCTAAGCCAGAAGATATCTTAAAAGGCAAAGTTACTAAGATGGAATCTAAAGAGATTTCGGCTATGTATTCACTAACTGTTAGTCTTTGCTATGAACTCAAAGATTCTTGTGACAAGGGCGAGAAAGATTGGAATAAGAAAGTTAACAACTTCTTCAATTTCATTATGAACAACTTTGAAACTGAATTGGTTGTTATGGGTACTAAGTTGGCACTTACTCAGTATCAGCTTCCGTTGGATCCGGACGAAATCGAATGTTTCGACCAGTTCCACGCAAAATACGGCAAGTACATTGCGGCGGCAACAGATCGAAACTAAGCCGAACCAATTGACAGGGCCTGCGGGCCCTGTTATAATATAAGTATAGTAAATATTCAGGAGCAAAAATGAGCTATTTAGATCCAGTTGTTGATAAAATTGTAGTAGCACGAGTTGGTTTGTTGCTACGTCATCCATTTTTTGGTAATATGGCTACTCGACTTAAAATTATGGACGGTAGCGATTGGTGCCCTACTGCGGCTACTGACGGACGTCATTTGTTTTATAATCGAGAGTTCTTCGACAAGCTAACTAATAAACAAGTTGAATTTGTTGTTGCACATGAAATTCTTCATAACGTGTTTGATCATATGTCTAGACACGAAGGTCGTGATCGTTTTATTTGGAATGCTGCTGCTGACTATAGTGTTAACGGTCAATTAATTCGCGATCGTATTGGCGAAGTTCCTCCAGAGATTAAAATCTTTCACGATACTGCTCATTACAGTAAAAGTACTGAACAAATTTATGATGAAATCTTTGAAAAGATGGATTCAGAACAATTGTCTGCTCTTGGTCAATTACTGGATGAGCACATTGATTGGGAGAAAGAAGGAGACGGCAATCGTCCTTCTTACAGTAAAGACGAATTGAAACAAATTCGTGACGAGATTCGCGAAGCCACTATTCAGGCAGCACAGGCTGCTGGTGCAGGTAATACTCCAGCAAGTGTTCAAAGAATGATTAAGGATCTCACTGAACCTAAAATGAACTGGCGTGAAATTCTGCGTCAACAAATTCAAAGTACAATTAAAAACGATTATACTTTTATGCGTCCTAGTCGTAAAGCTTGGCACATGAATGCTATTTTGCCTGGCACTAACTATGATGAAACTATTGATATCTGCTGCTCTATTGATATGAGTGGTTCTATCACTGATGAAATGGGCAAAGACTTTATCAGTGAAGTCAAAGGTATTATGGAAGAATACAAAGACTACAAAATTAAATTGTGGTGCTTTGACACCAAAGTCTACAACGAAGCAGACTTTGATGGATATAATGATGACATTATGGGTTACGAACTAATGGGCGGTGGCGGCACTGATTTCATGTGCAACTGGACTTATATGAAGGAGCACGACATCAATCCTAAGAAGTTCATTATGTTTACTGATGGATATCCGTGGGACTCATGGGGAGACCCGGACTACTGTGATACAGTATTCATTATTCATGGTAATGACAGTATCGTTCCACCATTCGGTACTCATGCATATTACGAGTTTAAAGATTGAGAAAAAATAAAATTAATGCTCTAAATGCACTGGATATCCGGAAAGTTGACTTTCCGGCAGTGCATTTTCATTTTGTCAAAATACCCAAATTCAATCCTAACTATCTTAAATTGTTAGACGAGTGGATATATAATAATTTAAACGGCAGATATTACATAGGCAGCGATTTATCGCTTAATGAAAGTAACAGTATAATCTATGTAACCAAAATTGGGTTCGAAAATGAAAAGGAAATAACCTTCTTCAAAATTGCCTGCCCTCTACTTTAATAAAGATAATTAATATATTATAAAAAGGAGTTTTTATGACTGAACAAGTTACAGAAAATAAAGATTTAGCCGATGCACCTCAGCAAGCACCTGCACAGGAAAGCAACGACTTAAATGTTAACGATTTAAATGCGATGAAAACAATCATCGATTTAGCCAGTTCTAGGGGTGCATTTAAAGCGTCTGAAATGATGGCTGTAGGGCAAGTGTACAACAAGCTATCTAGTTTTTTAGCCAGCGTTTCGAAACAACCTAATCAAGGAGCCTAAAATGGCTGATATCAAACATGTTGGTCGCATAGCAAAGACCGGTAAAAAATGTATTGTAGTATTTAGAACTTTGCCCGGTGACGCTTTTAATTGTCTAATTGTTTTAACAGAATCATTAAGTGAAAGCTATCATGATGCTTTGATTAATTTAGTTGACAGTATTGCTGCTCAAACTAGTAGTGAATTAAGTGAAGTACTTGCTAGATCAGTGTTTCCAGATGGATCAACTATGTTACCATCCCTTCATGCAAGGGGACTTTTAGTTAAGGTTCCTACTGATGCGGTTGAAATGATTCCTAACAGTAAAATGAGTATTCTTCTTAGCGAATTAAATCAAATTATTGCTGAACAATTGGGCATGTCTGTACAGGATCTAGGACTTAAAGATCTAGAATCTAAAACTGAAGTGAAAGAAATTGCCACTGCTAAAGACATAAGTCCAGATACAGCTAAAACTGACGATTTAGGCAAAACAACATCTAGTTCTGTAAATGAAAGTGTCGAAACAAATCCAGAACAATTAGCAAAGAAATATCGTAGCGATGCGGACAGACTCAGTAAAGAGGCAGCACAATTACGCAGAATGGCTGATGAATTAGTTCCTATTAAGAAAAAGGTAGCTGTTAAAGAGTGACCATTAGGAAAAAATTTCCTCAAGATGTTATTGATCTTTGGCCAGAAGTATTCGGCGAAATAGACTTAAATGTGATACCTGTACGTTATCTAGATACAATTACTGTTACATTTACAAATCAAGAAACTAAAGAGATAAAATTAACTAAAATACATCCTGATGCAAGTTGGATTGAGTTCGAAAAAAGACTCAAGGAAGTTTTGCAAACTTACGAAAGAGATATTGATAATGTTGATTTTAAATTAGATACAGAAAGAATTAAAAAAGATATTATCAAAAAAACTAACGATTTTTTAAAGCGAAGAAAGATTAAATAAATGCATGTCAGACTTTTATCCTACAGTCAACCAACTAGCGAGTTTACCTCCCTGGGAATCACAGATGCACAGGAGCTCATCGCCTTCTGTGCAAGGGTCTCAAACCCGAGTAATCAGTTCAACAACGACACCAGTAGCAAGCTCATCCGGTACCTCATACGACACCAACACTGGAGTCCACTCGAGATGGTCTCAGCTTGCTTGGAAATTACGACGACACGAGATATTGCACGGCAAATCCTACGTCACAGAAGTTTCAGTTTCCAGGAGTTCAGTCAGAGATATGCAGATCCTACAAAGGATCTTAACTTCGTTAGACGAGAAGCAAGACTTCAAGACACCACTAATAGACAAAACAGTATAGAAACCGACGACGAGTTATTGCAGAGACGTTGGGATCAGAAGCAAGAACTTATCATTGAAGCAGCAAAGAATGCTTATCAATGGGCTATCGAAAATGGTATCGCTAAGGAACAAGCTCGTGCTGTATTGCCTGAAGGGTTAATTGAAAGTAAAATATATATGAACGGTACACTACGTAGTTGGGTGCATTTTATCGAACTACGTAGTGCTAACGGCACTCAAAAAGAACATCAAGAAGTAGCTAAAGCTTGTGCAGAAGTAATTGCTCAAGTGTTTCCGATGTCAACAGAATTTGTATCTGCATAAGTTTTATCTCCAGGATACAAAGGCAACTTTGTTCCTGGATATCGTTTAGGTATTTTACTATCAGCACTACTTACACAACTTGGTGTCATGCACACCTTGGGTGAGTCAAATAACTTAAATCCAGTCTCAATATTACCAAGAGGTTCATCATGGCAACTATAGCTTCTTTTTATATTACCATCTGGTTCTCTGATTATAATTCCTCTGAATCCGCTTGAACATTCCCAGCCTTTAAATTTATTAAAATTAAAAGCATTGAATCTTTCGGCTTGATCCATATACCAAATCTTTTTATTTTTATCAACAAATTCTACTTGAAAATGTTGTGGAACACTTGCATTTTCTTCTTTGTATAATGGATCCGGAGTTTTATAAAATTTAGGTTCGGGTCGCACTACCTTTCTAACTTTGGATGCTTTAATTTCGGTAAATGCACGTTGAGGCATACCATTATGAAGTTTTTCTAACATCTCTTTAGTATACCCGTCAACTACAAAACTGGCTGTAGGATCACTTTGAGGTTTCAATGTTACATTGATTCCTTGTTCATGAAAGAACAATGCATTGTCGTAATCTCTTTCAAACCAATTAGGAACCATGACCATATTGATAGTAACTTGTACATCATGTTCTTGACAAAGTATTAATTTATCTGCAAATTCTTGCATCTTTTCTTTAGTATTAACATGCTCTGTATGCAAACTAGCAGTAATACTAGCACGATGAAATTTACTAACCGCAGGGCAATATTTGTTTTCAAACCACGACATAGTCCTGCTCATGTTTGTAGTCATATGAACACTTGTATAATTGGTATTAGCAACATCATCATTTAAGTAATTTAATATATCAATGTAACCTGGATGGAAGGTTGGTTCACCGCCGCTAAGACTAAAATGAAAACTATTAAAGTTTCTTTCACGAGCTTGTCGTTTAATTTCATCTATAGTTTTTAAACAAAGTTCGGTTGGTCTGTGATCTTTGGTATCACTTCTAGCATACGGCCAACAATAGCTGCAATGATAGTTACAATATCTGCCCAACAACCAACTCACTGTAAACAAATCTTTGTACAGCATTGTTCGTTGCCCAACTCTTACTATATCATCGTAAGGAATCTTTGTAAAATCGTAGGCACTTTTTTCTAAATTATTCATAAAATTCTTTTAGCCAATCATATAACTCTTGATTACAATCTTTCCAGTGTTCGAACCGTATGTCATTTAATTTTTGGTCCATTTCTTTGAACAAATCAAAGCTTCCATTAATTGCTAGTTGATCAAAAATTAAGTTTTTAATATCTTGAACTTCTTTGTTTTTAGATAGTTCTATTTTATCTTTTACTTTTTCTTTTACTTTGTCGGGTAAATTACTAATTTGCATCCAATCTGGGCCATCTATCATTACATATTTGATATGTACTGAAGGAAACTCATTCTTAACATAATCTATTAACTTATCAAGATAATTGATATTGTAAATACTAGCAACACTGTGAATATAAACTTTTTGAAAATTTTTAATGTACCATCTAAGATTATTATCTACAGTTTCCCATTTGCTACCTTTACGTAAAAAATCATTAAGATTGCCATAAGAATCTATACTACAAGCAATAGTAACAGACTGACATTGTTGTAAGTATTTTAATAGAGTATCATCAGGTAAAACTGTCATATTAGTTGTTAAGAATACAGACAATTTACTTAAATCACATCTTTTTAAAAATCTTATAAATTTTTCTTGTTCTAATAATGGCTCTCCACCAATTAACTTAATATATTCCAGTTGAGACAAATCCAAATTGGCTAACGGATCATTGTGTTGAATTAATCCTTTAGGAATTGGTATACCTAACTTTTTTGCATCTGGATACCAATTGGTACTAAGTTCAGGATTACACATTCTGCATCTATTATTACAAACATTACTTAATGCCAAGTCTATAGATGTCAATTTTGGTTCTTTAGGCGGAACAAAAATTAATTTTCTCTTAGTGTACTCTTCTAATGTCAGTAGTCGCATACTATAGTTAGACAACTTTTCATCTTGATAACATTGTTTGCACCCTTCAATTTCCTTACCGTCTAATAAATCTTTTCTTATTTCTTGTAAAAATTCATGATTAAGAATATCAGGATGTTCTAAATTTAAACTAGTAGGAGTGTGCTCGTGTCTAAAATAACAACAAGGATAAACTTGACCACTAGGTCTTATGGCAATATGAGTAAATGGAAGCGGACAAATAGTAGCTTTATTCATATTATTTTTCGTAGTTTCTTGTTGGTACATGTCTTTCTTCAATATCAGTGCCACAAAATTCTTTACATTTTTCCGGGCATTTACCTGAATTAAAATTTTCAATATTTAAAATAGTAAACATTTTTTTAGTTATTACTTCGAAATCATGTTTGTTAAGATCATTCCAATCAGGTGGAAAATTTTTAAAATTATCAGTATGCCAATCATTCGTACTATAATATCCCTGATAAGCACAACACGGATAGAGTTTCATTGTTGCCGATACATCAAATTCGGCCCATTGATTTTTTTCATAATCATATGATGCACATTTTACTTTCATTTACAATCAACCCAAAATTTGTCGAAGGTCAATCTGTCATTGAAGGAATATTTATTAGCTAATTCGCAGTATGCATCATAATCTTCACGTTTTATTCTATTCACACCATGAAAATCAGGTCTTAAATTACATCTTATATTAAGAAACAAGTTGCTATGTTCGTCGACTAATTTAATTATATCTTCGATCTCGTGCTTATTATGTTCAAATAAAGTAAAATCCCATAGAGTTTTTTTGTGGTTAGCTACATAAAACATATTTTTATAAGCTAAATCTGTGTTTACATCTATTCTATACTTGTTGTTAGATTCGCTAGTAAGGCCGTCGATGCCAAATCTAATTGTAACATTGTTGTCAGGTAAAATAGAGTAATCGAAAAAGTCTTTTCGATTTAGTCCGCCATTTGTATAAACTACAACTTCTTTAAAAACTTTATTTGCTAACTGAGCAAACTCCTTTATAAAAGGATGCATTAGCGGATCTCCGAATTCGCCGCAAAAATAACATATCTTTCCGTAAAAAAAATTACGATTCTTATCTAATACAGATTCGAACTCTTTTAACTCCATATGAACTAATTTTAATCCAGGAGTTAATTGCAAGTAATTATCTACGTCAAATCTTTTACAAGTAGGACACTTAGCATTACAAAAATTTGTTATATTAAAATCAATAATCATTTTATTTCTTCCGAAACTATAGGAAAAATTACAGTAGTATTAATGTGATTCTTTATCACATTAAAGTAATTTTCCTTAAATTTACTTTTAGGAGCACACAGTCCGCAACCACAAGTATGCTTTGGACATATGATAGTAGGCATGGTATTATTTTTAAAATTACGTTCTAGTTCTTCTAAAATCTTATCGCTTTCACTTAGTTTTCCAATAGGACCTCTTGTTTGTCCAAACTGAGCCTGACAAGTTTGATGGTGGAACACACTGTCAGTTTGTTGTTCAATATGCATAAAGAACCAGTTAACGCTACAGTACCATCCTTTAAATTCTCGTAAGTCTACAAACTTACTCTTACGACTTTCACCTTGGTTACTCAAACACATTGTACGACTGCCACAACAAGGTCTTCCAATAGTAAGTCCTAATTTTTTCTGAGGTGTTGTACTATCTTTTGTAGCAGCACTGGTTCCAAAGTCTGTATTTTGTCTAGTTTCCTCTACACTAGGATTGTTAATTTTATCTGTATTAGTCTTCCAGTAATCTTTCATCCATAGTAACTGTTTTTCTGTATACTGATGAGCAAAATTACTACGACTATCTGGCTCCTCTCCTATAACACGGGGAACATACTTAATACCTTTACTATCAAAGTAAGAACAAAGATCCTGACATTCTTCGAAATAACCGGCGTGAAACATCACGTTAATACTTATAGTACAATTTCTTTCTGGACCGTATTTACTAAATTGTTCGATACGTTCGACCACTTGTTTCTTTAATTTTTCGTCTGCTTCTGTGTGATAACTGATAGTGATATGATCTAAATGTTCCATAACAGCGTCGGCCATTTTGGCACTCATAGCACCGTTACTAGTCAGAGCGAATCCGGCACGCCATTTTGTCTGATATTTTTCTCGATATTCTTCTTTTAAATATTTTATAAATGGAATAAAATTAGGATTTACTGTAGGTTCACCGCCAGTAAAGCTAATGCTAGTTTCTTTGAAATATCTGTGATTCATGTACAAATCAATATACTTGTACAAGAAATCTACATTTCCTTTTAATGTTTCTAAACTGGCGTGCGGACTAAAATTGTCGTGTCGATGACTAGGACAATAACTACAGTCGTAGTTACATCTGCGACCTAAGTCCCACGTAACTTGAAAAACATTTCCGTCTAATAAGTCTACTGTATCAAAACTCATTAAAAATAATCCTTAAACATAGGTTCGACATCTATTATATTTTCTTTTCTTATTGTATCTAATTTTTTTGTATAGTTAACGAATTCATGCCAATATTCTTCGTGATAGCTTTCACTATTCATATAATTTACTACACCATTAGCGATATCTTCGGCCTGTTTAATAACATGAATACCGTAGTTGTTCTTTCTAACCCATTCAACAAACTCTTTAAATTTTGTTGTAAGATCTTGTTTTAAATTCTCTGGCAAAACTCTAATGTTTAAATGTTTAGGATGATGTGCTACATGATGTGTAATTATTG